GATGGCCTGGAAGGCGCAGGTTGGCACAGAACCTGCTAGGAGGGGGGGGGGTTTAATTGCACACTACACCAAGCACGAACCGTGCCAAGGTGGGGGGTGGGGGTCAATCCCCCCCGTTTTTTTGAAAAAAAAGTTCTTGTTTTTTCTGCTGTAACAGGGGGGGAGGGTATTCTCAATCTCTAATCCCATTTTATTCTATCTTATATATTACTTAATATATACAACATCATATATATCTCATTTATTATATTTACCTATAAATATTACGACCAAGTTACAAAATCAAACTCAAACTGACCATCATCTACCAAACCAATGGATACCCCCCCCTGTTTTTCTAAGATTTTTCTTTTTTTATTCGTTTTTTTCCTATTATTTTTCGAAAAAAATACGAACCCACTATTTTTTATAACTTTATTGTTATTTTTTTTATCAGGTCCAAAACCATGTGCAGCCAATTTTAGAACATCAGTTAAACTCGCATCGCTTTTTCGTCTGTTTGCTTTATTAGATATAATTTGTACATTACCTACAACATATCCTTTGCTTGCATCTATTCTGTCTATTGATATACCATTGTTTTTTCTTGAATCTGTTAAACTCATAGATGAATATATTAAATCAATATCTTCATATATCGGACACTTAACTGGTAAAACTGGATATTTTTCTCTAAGATGTTTTATTAAAATACGCGATGAATCATTTGTTAATTTAACTTCGCCTTCTCTAGTTCTACTGCAACAATTAGTAGTCAATCTTTCAACTCTTTTCCAACGTGCTTGTTCAGATGTCGCGCATAACTCGTTTGTCTTGTTTCTTTTTTCTTTTTCCTGTTTTGTATGACACGATCTGCAAATTTTTCCACCTCTTTTATATTCATTTTCGTGTATATTATCGCCGGGAATTAAAACTAGCGAACAAACGCAGCATTTTCTTTCTTGATTAAATGTGATGTCCATATTTATTGACATACTACATTTATAGCCGCCGATGTCAAAAAAAATTTTTATAATACAATACTATCCGCCGCTTTCAACTACTATCCAGCACTTAGCGTTAACATTCTTTAAAGATTGTTTATAGTATTCATGTTTTTTTAGAAATCGACATGTCGAATTTTTATAATTGATATATGCGCGTATTAGTTACTGGGGGTTCAGGTTTCATAGGCACTCATTTAATAAATAGGCTGTTGAATGATGGACACGAAATATACAATCTAGATAAAATTCCCAGCCCCGCACTTCCCGATCATCGGCAAAAAATCATAGACATATTAGATGTTGATATTAATGATAATATATTTAAGAATATAGATTGTATCATTCATCTTGCTGCAATGGTAAGTGTGCCGCGATCATTTGATGATCCAGTGAATAGTTTCGGCAATAATACATTCTTGACTATAAAAATATTATCAGCCGCCAAACTCCATAATATTAAAAAATTTATATTCTCATCTAGCGCAGCAGTGTATGGTGATAAAGAAGGAACTGTTAGCGAAACAGATTCTACAGAGCCGAATAGTCCATATGGATTAGATAAATTAGTATCCGAAAAATATATACAAATGTATTGTCAATTATGGAATATCGATTATTTAATACTACGTTTATTTAATGTATATGGTATTGGTCAAAATCTTGAATATGCTGGCGTAATAACTGCATTTAATCTTGCTAAACAAAAGAATGAATCTTTAATTATATATGGCGATGGCGAACAAACAAGAGATTTTATAAGCGTTAGCGATACATGTAATCACATATCTAACCTTATAAATAAAAATATAAAAAATGAAATATTTAATATTGGGACCGGCAATTCTATTTCTATAAACACACTAGCAAAACAGTTTGGAAATGATATCATATATAAGGAAGCAAAAAAAGAAGTTCGACATTCGTGCGCGAATATTACTAAGATAAATACAATTATTTAATATGAATTATTTCGTTACTCATTGTGATGTGCATTTTTTAAAATATGCTGAACGTCTTTTTGAAACTTTATCATTATTTTCTAACAATAAAATAATTTTTTATACAGTAGATTTCAACTATAAATCTAAATTCACTAACGTCATACCGATTGAAGTAAATTCTAAAATTTATTTGCATAATTTTGAACGTTATAGCAAATATTCTTCTATTGAAGAGACTACAAAGGCTTATAACGTATTTTTGAAACCATTTTTAATGAGAGAGTTGTTGTCTACAGAATCAGATGTTAAAAATAATTTTTGTTATTTAGATGCTGATTGTTTAGCGATTAATAATTGTGATAATATTTTCGATAAATCATCTTTAATAATAGATTATCCTTTATTTAATAAAGGCTGTCATGACTTCATGTTAATTAATGGAAGAGGAGATCCATTTATAAACAATGGATATGATTTAAAACTTTGTTTGGAGGCTGATCTTATGAATTTAATGGGATTAGATGTTGGTATAAGAAAACAGTATTTGCAAACAGGTATATTTCTATTTAATAATAAATGTAAAAATTTTTTTAATGAATGGATTAATATTTGTATAAAAAAAGAAGTGGTTGAAAATTGGAAATATATAGCTCCTTTTCATGAAGAGACTGTTGCAAACTGTTTGATGTGGCAAAAATCATCTATCGTAGATTTATCTCAATCTTTAATTAATTTGCCATATAATAATTACGATTATGCCAAATCATTACAAAAAATAAAAGAAATGTTAAATAGTCTTAAAAATTTACGTCATGAAGATTATTTTATAGACACTTTTTGCAGAATTCCTTCGATTGAAAATATCAAAAATTTATATTTTTATCATGGTAAAATTTCTGATGATGAATATAATTATATTATACAAACAATGACTTCTAATTTTTTATTAAAAATAAATTCAGTATCTCTTGGTGATACTTTAGCCGCTACGCCAACATTGCGTAAACTGTATAATTCTTATGATAAAAAAATAGATGTTGTTACATATCATCCAGAATTATTTTTAAATAATAAGTATGTTAATAAAGTTTTCGCTTTTGATGAAAAAATTAATGAAAATAAGTATAAAGAAATTTTTAATACATTTTTAGGATTAGGTGGAGAGAAAAATAAATACGGTGTTGAGAAGAAGCACAATACTATAGATATTAGACAATTTCATGCTATAGATTTAGGGTTTATGCTCCATGAAAATGAAATGGAGTATGACTATATAGCAAATGATTATATAGAAATAAATAATTTACCAGAAAATTATATTTGTTTGCATGTTGCCAATACTTGGCCTTCAAGAACTTATTCAGATGAAAATTGGCAAACTTTGATAAATCTAATAAATCAAAAAGGTTTTTCTGTAGTTTTAATTGGTAAAAATGCTTATGAATCTGGTTTTTATAATATAGAAAAACCAACTAAAAAATTAAATTTTTTGAATGGATTAGATTTAACTAATAAACTTTCTATTTCACAATGTTGGCATGTTATAAATAAATCTAAGTATTTTATTACTATGGATTCTGGTTTATTGCATCTTGCTGGAACTACCGATGCTGAAATAATTCAACTAGGCTCATCAATTAATAATAAATTACGCGCCCCATATAGAAAAGGATCTCAATCATATAAATACAAGTATATTAGTGGATCTTGTAACATTTTTTGCGCTTCAGACATGAAATATGGAGTAAAAGAATGGAAGACGATTCAAGGCGTTCCTCCATTAATTAACTGTTTAGAAAATAAATCTAGTTTTGAATGTCATCCATCGCCACAAAATGTGATCAATTACATATCATCAGATAAAGAAAAGAATATATTGGTTAATAAAAAGCGATTTCTTTTTATAGCTCCTCATTTATCTACTGGCGGAAGTCCCAAGTATTTAGAATGGCTAATATCAAATAAAATTAAAGAAGGTTTTGATATAAAAGTAATTGAGTGGAATTTATATAGTCCAACTTATATTGTTCAAAGAAATGAAATTATAAGAATGATTGGCGAAACTAATTTTCTAAGCGTTGGACATTATACTCAAGATAAAAATTATTTTGAAGAACAAACTAAATTTGTAATTGAATATATTAAAAATTTTGATCCTGATTTTATTCATTTGAATGAGTTTAGTGAGAATTTTGCTATAGCTAATTTAACTAATGAATTAATATCTTTCTTATACGATAAGAATAGAAAATTTAAATTATTCGAAACTACTCATTCAGCTAAAACAGATGTAACAAAAAAACTAAATTTACCTGATGAAGTATGGGTTGTTAGTGATTTTCAATATCAAAAAATTAAAACAACAAACATCAAATCTAGACTTGTAGAAATGAATATTAATGTCAAAATTAGGCCAGACAGAGATTTAACTTTAAAAAATCTAAATTTAGATCCAAATAAAATACATGTTTTGCAAGTTGGTTTGTTTTCTATAAATAAAAATCAAAAATCAATTTTTGATTTAGCGATTAAATTTTTAGGAAAAAATATACAATTTCATTTTGTAGGAAACAGTTGTTATATTGATGAGTGTAATTTAAATAAAGATTTAGAAAATTGTAAAATTTGGGGAGAAAGAAATGATGTTGATGTATTTATGTCTTGTATGGATGTATTTGTATTGCCATCATTTGAAGAATTAAATCCTATTTCATTAAAAGAAGCGTTGTCATGGAATATGATGTGTTTTATATCTGACATTAACACACTCAGATCAATTTATTCAGAAAACGATAATTTAAAATTTATAAAAAATAACAATTTGGAACGCTACTTGTTTGAAAAATTACCAATTAATAATAAAAATAATTATACTTTTTTTATCGAACAGGATACTGAGCCTAATAATATACAATGTAGATTTACACCAACGCCAACTATAGAAATAAATGGAAAAGAAGATATCGTATATAATGTAAAATTTATTGATGAGCTTACAGGATCAATTCATTTCCAATCTAATATACGAACCAATCATTGGACAGCTTGCTCTACAAGTTACTATTGCAAATGGAAAATAGTTGTAACTAATATTAAATACGGAATTGAAAAAATATTTAATTTCGATTTAAATAAAAAAGTAATAAAAATTACAAATGAATCTGGAAGTTTAGGAGATTCTATTGCATGGATGCCTATAATTAATGAATTTCAAAAGAAACATGATTGTATAGTTCATTATTTTACTCCTAAAAAAAATTTATTTGATAAACAATATCCTAACATTAATTTTTATAATTATGAAGATGAAACTTTTGTTCATTATTATGCTAATTTTCAAATTGGTTGTTTTGAGTTTGGGAGTAAAATTCCTGTAGACTGGAGAGAAATATCTTTACAACAAATAGCTGGTAGAATTTTAAATATCGATGTTCCAATTGAAAAAACTAAAGTTAATGTTCCTAATAAATATAAATTAAAATATGAAAAATATGTATGTATAGCAATGCAATCAACGTCTCAATCACGTTATTGGAATAAAAAACAAGGTTGGGAGAAAATTATAGATTATCTCAAAAATAAAGGCTATAAAGTAATATGCGTTGATAAACATTTTTCATTTGGCAAGGATAAATTCATTAATACATGTCCAATTAATATTGATGAATTTGTTGGAAACAGCGATTTTGATAATGTAATAGATATTATTAATAATTGTGAATTTTTTATAGGTTTAAGTTCGGGTTTATCATGGTTAGCTTGGTCTCTAAATAAAAAGATAATAAAAATAAACTCATCTGTAACTCCGCAATTTGAATTTTTTTCTCCATATACTGTTTTTAATGATAAGGTATGCAATGGATGTTTTAATAATAAAAAATATAATTTCGACGCTTCTCTTTGGAATTGGTGTCCAGAAAATAAAAATTTTGAATGTTCAAAAAATATTAATGAAGATCAAATTATGGAAAAAATTGATATAATAATTGACGAATTAAAAAATAAACATAAAAAAATTAAGATTGTTCATTTGCAGACAACTATAAACACAGAAAATGAAAAAAAATCTCAAGCTTTTATAGAAAAATTCAAGAATTTTGGTGTTGAATATATCAATATTAAAAATAAATTATATGATGGATATGATCATTTTGTTAATTGTAAATATCCAAAATTATTAAATGCTGATAGTGATGATAGGCTTACAAATAGACATTATGGATGTTTTGATTCATATAGAAAAGCTATATTAAAAGAATTTAATGATGATACAGATTTTTTAATAACATGTGAAGGAGACTGTTTATTTGAAATAAGTCATGAAGACTTTATTAAATATCTTGGAAAGATAACTGAAATTTGCGAGAAGGAAAATATTTCATACTTTTCATTTGGCGATTCTAAAACGCTTGAAAGCAGAATTTTACAATCATCAATAGTTGAAATTCCTAAAGATCAAGGTTTATGTTATATTACTGATAAAATAATTGGAAGTCAGTGCTTAATGTTTAATAAAAATATAAGAAATTTACTTATAGAAGATTTTAAAAATAAACCTTGGTATGTGATAGATGGTTGGTTTAATGATTTTTGTTATAATAATAATTTAAAAATGGGTATCGTATTCAATAGATTCGCCTCACAGTATGATGGTGAATCTTTTATAGATAAAAGAGTAAAAAATTTTTAATATAAATTAATATGATTAATTTAAAAGTTGATGAAGCTTACGCTTTCGATTATTTAAGCATACTTGAAATAAAAAAACGAAAATCTTCAAACGCTAATAGTGCTTGGGAGAATTGTTTTTCTAATCTACAAAATCAATTTGATTCAGAAAAATGGTTATCGATAATAAATTCAGAAGAATATAAAAATATGATTAAAGCAAATTTATTAACTTTCGAAGCCGTTGATAAAGCCAAGAATAATGAAGTCTCTGCACAGTATGTTGATTATTGTAATTATCAAAGGCACATAGCTAAAGAAAGCTTTCAGAAAAAATTTTTTAATACTAATTTGTCTGAGTTAAAGATAGGTTATGAAAAATATGTTGGTAATAATCACACTGCTTCTCTAACGTGAATCTTGAAATTGCATTTTTATAGCAATTTTCTGGATTAATAAATTTATTAATATTTTGGACGGCATAAACAATATCATTTATGGTAGAACATCTTAATCCAGTTTCTGCTTGGGATATAGTTTCAGTAAAGCCTCCAAAATTTGTTGTTATTGTAGGAGTTCCTGAAAATTGAGCTTCAATAACAGTCCAATTACAGGGTTCGACAAATAATGAAGGAGCAAATAAAAATTTTGCGTCACTAAGCAAATGCATTCTTTTAATTGGATCAATAAAGCCAACAAATTGACAATATTTAGTATCTTTTAAGCCAAGTATGTTTGGACCAGCAAAAATTATATCTTGTTTTAAATCGTTGCATATATCATATACAAGTTTAGCTCCCTTTTCTTCTATAATTCTACCAAGAAACAAAGCCGTATTTGATTTTTCTTTTTTATATAAAAAATCATTAGGATCAAAACCTGGATAAACTACAAATTCAGATCCCAAACCTATATGTGTACATGAATGGCCGTGCATTTTATGCATTTGACTATGCGTTTCAAATATTTTAATAGGTGCAAACATGCTGTCGTAACCAATACTTGGTTCTACAACTATAGCTTTATTATAAAAATGTTTTACACATGGTTCATGAGCAAATCCAAACCAACATAATATAAATTCGTTATTAGATTTTATTCTTTTTGTTAATTCAATAATGCAATTATTGTTAAAGATACTAATAGCTTTAGTTCCTACGTTTTGATCAAATCCTTTCTCTTTCCAATCATTTAAGTTGCCATAACTCTCTTTTAATATATCATTATTAATAACATTAATATGTTCTGTGCAATTAACACTAGAGTCTTCATGACCATAATGATAAACAGTGTGACCTCTTTTAGTCATTTCTTCACAAAATTTATAAACCTTTTGAACGAAGGCGCACAAAGAAATATCTTTTCTTGTCGGTGAATATGGAATACTCAAACAGTGAAAAACCATACAATATAGTGTAAAATTTTAAACAACATGTCAATCAAAAAGAAAAAAATTCAAAAAGAAAAAGAAGATCTAAATGAAATTATTGCTGATAATCATTTTAGATCAGTTAAATTAAATATTAAAAATTTTAATTTGACTGATAAACAAAAAAGTTTTGCACAAATAGCATTTGATAAAAATACTAAAATTATTTTTATTAATGGTCCAGCAGGAAGTTCTAAAACTTTTTTAGCTGTTTATTGTGCGCTTCATATTCTAAATATGAATCAACGAGCTGAACTAAAATATATAAGAACTATTGCTGAATCTGGTGAAAGAGGTCTTGGATCATTACCTGGAACAGTAGATGAGAAATTTAATCCATTTATGATGCCATTATATGATAAATTAGATGAATTATTACCAATGTCTCAATCTAAATACTTGGAGACAAATGGATTTATTGAAGCTTTGCCAATTAATTTTTTAAGAGGAGCTACTTGGAATGATAAAGTTATTATTGCAGATGAATCTCAAAATTATAGTAGTAAAGAATTAGTTACTCTTCTCACTCGTATTGGAGAAAATACTAAGATGTTTATATGCGGCGATGCAATGCAATCAGATATTGGTAATAAATCTGGTTTTATGAGGGTTTATGATCTTTTTAATAACAAAGAAAGTGAAGAACGTGGAATTTACTGTTTTCAATTTGATGAAGAAGATATTATGCGTAGTGAAATTTTGAAATATATTGTAGGTATGTTTAAGAAATTAGATAAAACAAATATACACTGATATAATATATATATGAGCAACATTTACTGTTCAAATTGTGGAACGAAGCATATATTAGGATCTAAATTTTGTACTAATTGTGGAAATTCGCTTGGAGGATTTGCTAATGTTGCTAAACCATCAATTCAACAACAGATTAATTCTAGAAATATATCTAAAAATCAATCAAGAGATGTTGATGAAGATGGAATACCTACGACATTCGTAAGACCTTCAAAACTTCATTATGAAATTGAAAAACCAGTAGGTAATAAATATTCTGGAAAAGAATTATTTACAGCTCCTCCTGTAGATCCTAATGAAAGAATATCTGTTGGAGTAAATAGTAATTATAGAAGACTGTCTAAAGAAGAATTTTTAGCACAATCTCTAAAAGAGTGCAGTTCGCGACCTATTCAGGATATTGATGAATCGTAAAAAGAAAAAATTTGAAGACATGTATGAAATAATTGACCAAGTAATTAAAAAGCGAAAAAACAAATGGAAATTAAAAGCGATTACTTGGTTTGATTTTGAAGATATAGAGCAAATCATAAAGCTGCATATATATAAAAAATGGCATCTATGGGATCAATCGCGAGCTATTGAGCCTTGGGTAAATCGCATAGTTACAAATCAAATAAGAAATATAATTAGAAATAATTATACAAATTTTGCTAGACCGTGTTTATCTTGTCCATTTAATCAAAATAAAGAGGGAGATTCTGGTGCAGAAATGTCTTGTGGATTCACTAGTAGTGGCAAGCAATGTAATGAATGCCCTTTATACGCTAAATGGGAAAAGATAAAAAAATCAGCATATGATGTCAAAATAACAGTAAGTTTAGAAAATCATAAAAATTATCTTATGAATTTTGAATCAAGTATAACTTATGATTATAAAAAAGCTGAAAATAAACTGCATGATTTGATGAAAAGTAATTTAAATGATAAACATTTTTTTATTTATAAAATGTTTTTTATAGATAATCTAACAGATGATCAAATTGCTAAAATTTTACATTTCAAAACAAATGAAAAAGGCAGAAAAGCTGGTTATAAACAAATAAAAAATTTAAAAAAAATGTTATATATCAAAGCGAAGAATTTGCTAAAAGATAATGATATATTCTCTTCTTAATATGTTAACTGACGAAAATAAAGCATTTATACTAAGAAAAATAAATGAAGGAACGCAAGATTATGTTGTTCTAGCTAATCTTGTTTTCAATAAAGAAGATCTTACGGGAAGATCTAAAGAAGCGAAAGCTGTAAGAGATTTTTTGATAACAACTGGTTTTACAAAAAAACAAGAAAAACCTAAGCCAGTTCAAACAGTAGAAATACTATCGAAAGAAAATTGTGAATTTATTGATCAAAATATAAAAACAGGAATTACTCCTCGCCAAGTAACAGAATTGATATTTCATGAAAAATTTATTGGATTAGAAAATATAAATATATTCATCACTCCTGAATACAGAGCGATTCAAAAATATATTAAAGAAAAATATCCTGATTATCTTGTAGATAATGAATCTGGAGTTGGAGACAAATATTCTGTGCCACGTTCAATTAAGACTGTAATCAATAAGGTTAATAAATGGGCTGGACAAAACATTTCTGAAGAAAAGTTATCGTTGCAGCATAGAAAATGTATGGAAAAATTATTAACTTATTTATCAAGTCCAAGATTTGTCGGTAATTACGATTCTTATAATAGTTCTACAGACAAAGAGTTGTTTGAAGCTGAGTTTGTTCGTTCAGTATGGGATAAGCCTGATTTAACAGTTGATGAAATTAATTTATATATTAATGTTTGTATGGATTATATTAATCTGCGCCAAATTGATATTAAAAAGAATAAGATCAATGATATGTTTAATGAAACTCAAGATCAAAAAGATTTTACTATGCGTTTAACTGAAGTGTTAAAAACGATTTCAGAAGAATATAATCAATGTGCTGGCAGAATAGATAAGAGCATTCAAAAATTGAATGGCGAACGATCTAAGAGGGTAGAACAGCATCATCAAAAAAATGCTTCTATTTTAAATCTTGTAGAACTGTTTCAAGACGAACAAGAGCGTAAAATGATGATTCAAATCGCTGACATGCAAAAGCGCACAATCAAGGAAGAAGCTGACCGTTTAGAAAACATGTCTGCATGGAAAGCTAGAATTTTAGGTATTTCAAAAGACGACGCAATTTAATATGTACTTCGATCAACCATTCAATAACGACAAATATATAGCAAATACTTTTTTAAAATTAAAAGAAAAATATAATATTTTAAACGCAGTCGAAACTGGAACTTTTGAAGGAGGAACTACTGCGTTTTTATCCGAAAATTTTAATACAGTATATTCAATTGAATCAAATTATGATTTTATAAATAAAGCCGCAGCTTATTTAAAAAATAAAAATTTAAATCCCACTCTTATTCACGGTAAAAGTGAAAATATTTTACCAGCAATATTAAATAAATTAACTGGCAATACAATTTTTTATTTAGATGCCCATTGGTATGAGCATTGTCCTTTGCTTAATGAGTTAAATTTGATTAAAGAATATAATTTAAAACCGATTATTGCTATTCATGATTTTTATGTTCCTGGTGCTTCAACGCTAGGTTATGATACTTGGAATAATCAAATATTAAATATCGATTGGATAAAAGATTCGTTAAATAAAATATATGATAATAACTATAGTTATTTTTATAATAATGACTTGTATTCTGAAGGAGCTAAACGTGGAATTATTTACATAACGCCTAATAATTAAATATGCAATGTAAAATCTGTAATGAAATTTTTAATAATGATAAATCTTTTCACGCTCATTTAAAAAAACATAATATATATCAAGCAGAGTATTATTGTAAATATTATCCTAGATACTCGTTGTATTATAGGCAGCAAATACCATTTAAAAATAAAAAACAATATTTTGAAACTGAATTTATTGATTATTCAGAATTCTTGAGATGGGAAAAATGTGAACATGAGGAAGCTGTCAAAACTAAATGTTTAGAGATTCTAAAAAAGAGAATCGATGAAAAGCAATATCATTTCGCTCCATTTCATAATGAATTGATAACTTTAGATATGCCTAGTTTAAATATTTATAAGAAGCATTTTAATTCTTATACTGCTGCTTGTAAATTGCTAAACATTGAACCTTTATTTAATAAAAATTTACCAGATACATTCAAGAAAATAGAATTATCTCATTTACCTATTCTTGTAGACACAAGAGAACAAGACGCTCTTGAATTTAAAAACTGCAAAATAGAAAAAATATTTGTTGGCGATTATCTTATCGCTGATAAACGATATTTTACTAATACATTTGTAGATAGGAAAAGCGAATCTGACTTTTTAGGAACGATGGCTTCAGGAATTGAACGATTCGAAAGAGAATTGATCAAGGCTGTCGAACTTGATTGTTATTTATTTGTAGTTGTAGAAAGTGACATGAATACAATTCTTTTTAATCAGAAAAAATTTAATCGAAAAACAAATTTAGAATATGTTTTTCATAATATGCGTAATTTGTGTCATAAATATCCTAGACATATACAATTTATATTTACAGGTAGTAGAAATAAATCTTTGGATATTATACCTAGATTATTATATCATGGTAAGTCGCTATGGCAGGTAGATATACAATATTTTTTAGACAATGAGCTGGGAAACAGGCAACCAAGTACCAAGGAAATCGCAGCTCATTTCCAATGAGGAGTTAGCGAAGATTCCTGGTTATTTAGAAGAGAGAGAAGCAAAGTTATTGTTTTATCAATTTCTTCGTAATAATACTACTTTTACAACCGATTTAATAACGGGAGTAAAATTATTTCCATTTCAACATATGGCTATTAAAGGCATGTTGGAAAGTGATTATTTTTTAGGAGTATGGTCGCGTGGTATGAGTAAATCTTATACCACTGGCATTTATGCTGTACTTGATGCAATATTAAATCAGGGAGTTGAGACTGGAATATTGTCGCGCTCATTTCGTCAGTCGAAAATGATCTTTAAAAAGATAGAAGATATTGCGGCAAAACCAGAAGCTTATCTTTTAAAGCAATGTATTACAAAAATATCTAAATCTAATGATGAATGGGTGATGGAGATTGGCAAAAGCCGCATTCGTGCATTGCCATTAGGTGATGGCGAAAAGCTCCGTGGATTCCGCTTTCATCGTATTATTATTGATGAGTTTTTATTGATGCCTGAGCGTATTTATAATGAAGTTATTGTGCCATTCTTGTCTGTTGTGCAAAATCCAACTCAACGAGAAGAGTTATATAACTTAGAAACACAACTGATTGCTAAAGGAGAGATGACTGAGAACGATAGATATATCTGGCCTAATAATAAATTGATTGCATTGTCTTCTGCCTCTTTTAAATTTGAATATTTATATAAGTTATATGAGCAATATGATAACTTAATATTTAACCCTAAAAACAATGAAAAAACAAAGCGTTGCATCATGCAATTTTCTTATGATTGCGCTCCAGTCCAACTATACGATCAGAATCTAATCAATCAAGCTAAAGCAACAATGAGTGAGTCACAATTCTTGCGAGAATTTGGCGCACAATTTAGTGATGATAGTTCTGGATATTTTAAAATTTCCAAGATGGCTTTGTGTACAGTGCCAGATGGTGAATTACCTGCTGTTGAAGTTGTTGGAAATCCAGAAGATGAATATATATTAGCGGTTGACCCTTCTTGGTCAGAGACGGAATCATCAGACGATTTCGCCATTCAAGTATTAAAAATTAATAAAGAAAAACAAATCAATACATTAGTGCATTCTTACGCGCTTTCAGGATCTGCGCTAAAAGATCATATTAAATATTTCTTATATCTATTGCAAAACTTCAATGTAGTAGGAATTTGTATGGATTATAACGGTGGTGTTCAGTTTATGAATTCTTGCAATGAAAGCGAACTATTTAAAGACGCTAAGATTAGTTTGAAGTCAATAGTAACGGAATTTGAGCGTCCAGAAGAGTACGCTCAAAATCTTTATGCCGCAAAAAGCGAATATAATAAATCAGATTATAAATATGTGTTCTTAAGAAAGCCAACTTCTGGTTGGATACGTTTAGCTAACGAGTTATTGCAAGCAAACTTTGATCATCGTCGCACATATTTTGCGAGCAGAGCTATTGACGACAACTTTAGAAGCCAAACTAAAAAACACATTGGTATTACTGATCTTAAATTCTCAAACGCTTTAGATAGTGAAAAAGAAAATGAAGAAGCCAAGATGATTGATTTCGTAGAACATTTGTCAGATATGATTATGCTTACAAAAACAGAATGCGCTCTTATACAAATAACAACTTCTGCGCAAGGTATGCAGAATTTTGATCTTCCAGCTAATTTAAAACGCAAATCTGGACCAGATAAACCTAGAAAAGATAGCTATTCAGCATTAGTATTAGGAAATTGGCTTTGTAAAATATATTTCGATATGGGTAATACTCAAGTTGATGATGTTACAGAAACTTTTGAGCCTATGTTTATAGGTTAAAGTTAAAAAGTCACTTTCAAAGTTACAATGTGTAACTATTATTAACATGAGTCGCAAATATAATAAAAGATCAGATTATTGGAGTAAGTTTTCAAAGGCAGATGAGAATCAATCAGCACCTTTGGACGCTTTATTAAAGGATTACTCAGAACCTTCGCTTGTTGGCGACCCGTTTTACGAGCAAAGCACAGCTTCCACATACGAACGAACTGGAACTGGCGAAACAACCAACCTTCGCAGAAATCTAGCTTATGTAGGACCAAAAATATATAAATACGGCAACATCAGAGAAGGTATGTTACCATTTGAGATGTCTATCAATGGATATAATATTCGTGATGCTATTGAATTATGTCAAAAAGCTTATGCTAACGTAGCTATTTTTAGAAATGCAGTTGATATAATGTCTGAATTTGCTAACGCCGAAATTTATTTAGAAGGCGGAAGTCAAAAAGCTAAAGACTTCTTCACCAAATGGATGAAGTATACAAGAATGTGGAATGTAAAAGATCAATATTTCCGCGAATACTATCGTAGTGGTAACGTGTTCTTTTACAAGATCAATGCTAAGTTTGAAATCGATGACTTCCAAAAGCTTTTGGAAACATACGCTTCGTATGATGGATCTTCGTATAATACAGATATTAAATTATATAATTATCCAACACCATACGATGTAAAGAACTTAGTTCCTGTTCAATATATACTACTCAATCCATTTTATCTAACAACAAATCATACAAGCTCTTGGCATCAAGTTGTTTATCAGAAAATACTTTCCGAATACGAATTGGAAAGACTAAGATCTCCCAAAAATGAACATGATAAAACCGTTTTTGAAAGCTTAGATAACGACACTAAAGAAAAAATCAGATTAGGACAATGGGCTAGAGATGGTTTGAAGATTCAATTGAATCCTACTGATATCATTTATTCTTTTTATAAGAAACAAGACTATGAACCATTTGCCGTACCATTTGGTTTCGCGGTTCTTGATGATATTAATTTTAAAATGGAAATGAAAAAGATTGATCAAGCTATTTGCCGCACAATTGAGAACGTTATCTTGTTGATAACTATGGGAACTGAGCCAGCTAAAGGCGGCATCAACCATAAAAACATAAAAGCCATGCAAAGTCTTTTGAGCAATCAATCTGTTGGTCGCGTTTTAGTTGCTGACTATACAACAAAAGCTGAATTCATTATTCCTGACATGAATAAAGTTTTGGGATATGAAAAATACAAAGTAGTCAACGAAGACATCAAAGAAGGATTGCAAAATATTCTTATTGGATCAGAAAAGTTTGCTAATACTACAGTAAAAGCTCAGGTATTCTTTGAAAGATTAAAAGAAGCTAGAAAAGCTTTCTTGAATGATTTCTTACAGCCTGAAATGGAATTGATATTTCGTAATCTAGGATTCAAAGGTAAGTGTCCAATCGCTAAGTTCGAAGAAGTTTCTATTAAAGATGAAACTCAATTTAATCGCGTGGTCACGCGCATGATGGAGCTTGGTATATTACCGCCTGAAGAAGGTCTACGAGTTATTGAAACAGGTATTTATCCAACTCAAGAAGAATTGGGTGCTGCTCAGGCTAAATTTGTAGAAGAAAGAAAGAAGGGATTTTATAATCCAATTGTTGGTGGCGTTCCTGTTATTCCTCCACCAATGCCTGAAGTTTCAGGAGTCAAACCTCCAATTAAAAAGACTACCACTCCAAATGAAAGGGGTCGTCCAATTGGATCAAAAGCAACTGTTTACGCTAAAGATGCAATTGCTAAAGTAATGGATAAAACAAAAGATTTATATTCTATTATTGAAGCTGGTTTAAAAAAGAAATATTCTAAAAAATCTTTAAACGCTGAACAAAAAAAATTAGCTCAGGGTATTTCTGAAGCAATTATAATTGGATCTGAATCAGAAAATTGGATCTCTACTGCTACAGATGTTTTGAATAATACTGATAAGCTAGACAAGTTAAATATACTTAACGAAGTGCAAATAACTGCCAGCGAACATGATTTAGATACATATGCAGCAGCGCTTTTATATCACAGCACTAAATATTCTGTGTAAAATCTAATATTATGTTTCTTTATAGAACTAAATTTGACAATATAGTTACAGCTTCATTGAATTTTGATAATAATGTTTTATTGTCTCAAGCTTCATTGAATTCTCTTAAGTCAATTATACCTTCTTCAGTTAATTTGGAAAAAAATGTAGATTTAGTTGGCGCTGCATTTAACGCTGCTGTTGTTAATCGTTTTAATAAGAATGGTGATGGTATTGATACGAATACCGCAATTGCATTTAAAAAATATTTTATACATAAACCAACAAATATTGAACACAAGAAGCAAAGAGTAGTTGGTCACATTGTTAATTCAGCATTTTCTTCTTATGGAGAAAATAAAATTCTATCTGATGAAGATGTCAAAGGAACTCTTAGTCCATTTAATATTGCTTTGGCCGCTGTTGTATATAAAACGGTTGATCGTCAATTTGCTGATGCACTTGTAGATTCTAATGATCCACAATCAGCATTGTTTGAAAAAATTAGCGCTAGTTGGGAAATTGGATTTAACGAATATTACGTTGCAGTTGGAAGTTTAGATTTGAAGCAAGCAGAAATTATTACAAAAAAAGAACAGATAGAGGAATTTAAAAAATATTTAAAAGGCTTTGATGGTTCTGGTTTTATGAATGATGGTACTCCAGTATACCGTTTAGTTACTGGTCGTATTTATCCTTTAGGTATTGGCTTTACTACAAATCCTGCTGCTGATGTTCAAGGAGTTGTAATTGACGATGGAACATCTGCTATAGAAACCGAAGATGAAGATGAAAATGAAGATGAAAACGAGATGGAAGAAATGGAAACTGAAGAAGCTGAGTCTTACGAAGTAAATTCTATAGAATTACTTAATTTGAATAATAAAATATTTTCACAAACAGAAAAACAACCTGTAAATATTACCAAAACTAAAATTATGGATTTAGAACAAATACTATCTGCATTAAAAACAGTTCTCGCTGAAAAGCAAGATACTGCAAAGTTTAGTGAAGAAGCTGTAGCTTCTATTTCAGCTAAAATCGCTGAAAGCATTAAACTAAAGAACGAAGAAATCAAGCTAGAAATCGAAAAGGCTGAAGTCGCTAAGGCTGAAGCTATCGCTCAAGCTGAACAATTCAAGAAAGATCTTGAAGAAAATAACAAGAAGCTTTCTGAGACTGCTGCCAAGCTCGCAGAACTCGAAAGCACAATTTCTGCTCAAGCTGCTCAAGAACTTTATAGTTCAAGAATGAGTTCATTAGATAATGATTACGATCTTGATGAAGTTGATCGTCAATTTCTAGCTAAAGAAGTATCTGCTTTGGCTAACACAGAAGAAGCTTTCGCTTCTTATAAAGAAAAGCTCGCTGTTCTTTTTAGACATAAGAGCAAAGCTTCAAAGCAAGATCAAGATAAGATTTTCCAAGAACGTCTAGAAGCCGAATTGGCTAAGAGAATGGGACAAGCAAAGACTCAACAAACTGAAGTTGTCGAAAAGACAGTTGAAGTTGAAACAGCTTTGGCTAACGCCAAACGCGAAGAGCCAGCTATACCCACTCAGTCAGTTTCTCCTTCAGATTCAAAAACTTCTTGGAAAGAAAGACTAGGTAAGGCTTTCAGTAAGGAAAATATAACAGTTAAATTTTAAAATATATGTCACTAAGATTATATCCATTCAGACAGTATAGCGACGTTGATGTTGTCAACATGTTCGCAAGCGACACTGTTGATGCCACCCCATCTACAAATGGTAATGGTTCAGCTGGTGTTTTCGTCAAGGTATCAGCTGGTAACTTGGATCTAGATCCAATTCAATACACAGCTACCGATATTACAAATACACTTGGTAAGGCAGATTATCCTTTCTTGGGTGCTGCTCAATACCCTGCTGTACCTTTGCAGTTCACTGCTGCCACTGCTGGTGTTCCAGTTCTAGGCATGACTCTTAATCAGACCCTAGCTGCTGATGAAAATGGCGAAAGACTTCTTTATAATCCTGTAAAGAGAGCTGAACTACAAGCTGTTCTCACTGGACAAGCTGTTCCTGTAGCTACTCGCGGTATCTTTACATTGGCGGACACAGCTATTGACTGGGTTGACGCTAATATGGTTGTTAATAGCCATCTTGTTATCTCAGCTAATGCTGGTAAAGTTTCTGGCCTATTGGCTAGTGCTGTATCCCCAATCACTGGAACCACAAGTATCATTGGCCGTATTCTCGGCACTGGTCAACGTGTTTCTCAGAATGGTAAGAGTGATTATTTTGCCGGTACTACTACTGGTAAATACGCTCTCGTTCAGTTCGACTGCACCACATCTTACGTTGTCTAATCTATTTAACTATCAAATAATATGAAAATCGTTTTAAAGAGAACAGATGAACAAGTTGAGCTAATCAAAGCTCTAGCCTCCAAAAACCGTGAAGTAGCCTTCGACGCTCAAGTAGCTTTGGCTGAATTCATTGGACCAGTTTTGGCTGAAGTTATTAATAACGCTCCAACTATTTCAAATTTGTTCACTAGTCTTCAATTCAATGCTGAAGATAATCCCTCAATTCCTCTAGATCTCTATTATGATATCTTCGATGAGGACTATATCAAGGTTTATAGCCAAAGTGTAGCTGGTGGTCTTCCTCAGAACGTAGTACAACCTTTAGCTTCTGAGCTAAAGATCGCTACTTATCGTCTAGATAGCGCTGTCGCTTTCGATAAGAAGTACGCCGCTAAGAGCCGCTTGGACGTAGTTAGCAAGTCTTTCACTCGCATTGCTCAAGAAGTCATGCTTAAGCAAGAAAGAACTTCTGCTAACCTCGTAATGACTGCTCTAGCTCAAGCTTCAACTGGTAATGATAGCACTGCTGCTAATAATTATCACGTTTTCCGCTCTGCTGCTGCTGGTCGTTTCGTTCTTAACGACTTGAACAAGCTATTCACCAAGATTAAGCGTATCAACGCTTCATTCGTTGGTGGTACTCCTTCTGGCGCTCGTAGAGGTCTAACCGATCTTATCGTTTCACCAGAAATCATCGAAGAAATTCGTGGTATGGCTTACAACCCAATTAATACCAAGGGAAGTTTGACCACTGGTAACGCTGCTTCACAGACAGCTTCAAACGCTCCTATCGCTGCTACTGACGAAATTCGTAATCAAGTTTTCAGTCAGGCTGGTATTCCTGAATTCTTCGGAGTTTCCATCATGGAAATCCTAGAATTCGGTGTCGGTAAGAAGTTCACCACAATCTTTGATACAGTCGCTAGCACTACAGCTTATGCTGATAACTACGCTGTACAATCCAATAGTGGTACTGCTCAACAATTCCTCGCTACTGAGCAGATCGTAGTTGGTCTCGACAGATCACGCGATTCACTCATTCGCGCTGTAGCTGTTGATGCTGATTCTGGATCAGAATTCAATCTAGTCGCTGATGACCAATATACTCTACGTCAGGGTAAGATTGGTTATTATGGCGCTCTTGAAGAGGGTCGCATGGTTCTCGACAATCGCGCTTTGGTTGGATTGATTGTCTAATATAAATAGCAGTTCGTCATAAATTAGGCGTTATCCGAAAGGGTAACGCCTTTTTTATTGAATATTATAAATTTTGTGTAATATAGTATATGGCTAAAAAGTCAACAAAAAATAAATTAACAAATGCAGCAAAGCCTGAACCTAAAAAGTCTGAGCTAGATACTCTAAATCTTGCTGATGGAAAAGTTCATACTGATCCAGATATCGATAAGGTAAAAAAGCTTGAAGAAATTCTTGGTATTAAAAAGATGAATCCATTTGGTACATCTAATATTGATATTTTTAAGGAAAAGTTAAATGAAATGACCATAGTAGATTTGCAGCATATGTGCGAAAAAGTTGGCATATTTGCTAGTGGCTCACGCCAACAAATCAAGGAGAAGTTGTTGCGCGAATTTAAGTCTACTAATAAGGGAACAATATCCATGTTGGTTCAAAATCCTTCTTTAGTATTAGATCCTAATAATCCAAAACATTTAAAGACTTTAAAGATTCTTCGCGAAATATAATAAAAATTTAATATTAAAAAATAAACTATAACCCAAGTTAGTACTTGGGTTTTTTTTGTCTCTATATTTAATATATAGTGTAATATTATGAAATGGCTACTCAGTTAACAGTCATAAGAGGCGATACGTTTCCTACTCAAACAATAACGGTTACATCAGATTCTTTGGATTTTACTAATATTGTATGTACAGGGCAAATTCGCCCTCATCCTGATGGGAATTTATTATACACTTTTACACCTACAATAGTCACTGGTATGGTTGGAACTGGAGTAGTTGAATTTAATATACCTTCAAATATTACAAAAAATTTTCCACCAATTAATTTATATGGTGATTTGCATTTTTATTCAACAGGTATTTTGGATAGGACTTTATTTGAATTCAGATTAGATGTACTACAAGACGTAACACAATTATAAAATGGCTAATTTTGATATTACAGTAAATTCAAATTCTAATGAGGTTAACGTAGTAATTGCTCCGCCAAAAAATATTACAACAAGTGTAATCGATGGCATTTCTGGTACTAGTGGTTCAAGTGGAAGTTCAGGTACTAGTGGTATAGATGGAACTTCAGGTACTAATGGTGCAAGTGGAAGCTCTGGTAGCAGTGGTTCTAGTGGAAGCTCTGGTAGCAGTGGTTCTAGTGGAAGTTCTGGTAGCAGTGGTTCTAGTGGAAGCTCTGGTAGCAGTGGTTCTAGTGGAAGCTCTGGTAGCAGTGGTTCTAGTGGAAGCTCTGGTAGCAGTGGTACAAGTGGAACTTCTGGTAGAAGTGGCTCTAGCGGCAGTTCAGGTAGCAGCGGCTCTAGTGGAAGCTCTGGTA